TCGTTGATCATATCTGGTACAGTATCGTCTGGCCATCCTGTACTTAATGATTGTAGATCACGGCGTATCTGTTCTTTAATGGTCATTACCAGTTATCTCCTTATGAATAGTGCCAAGTATGCACTAGCAGGAGCATAGCATCGCGCTATGCTCTAGCCACTACAGACTTATGTGTGCGAATACCCGTCCGATTCTACGCCGACAAACATACCGCACCATTGAATGCCTAGAACGGTATCACCTTGACTAAAACCAAACAGCGTGGCCCTACGTCTAAACTCTAAATAACTGTTCGATCCGTCGCTGTTTCGGCAGTAGAGCCTATGCAGCGATTCTATCTGCGCTCGTGTTATCTTCATTACCAGTTTCTCCTTGTGTAGTCGTGTTGTTTACCAGTCAAACGCGGTACAGACAGGGCCACATCCGCATTGCTCACAACTGTGCTTCCGGATATCCGCCATACGTTGAGCTTCTTGGCGCTTCAATCGCTTAATCGCTTCGTACCGTGGGCTTGTCCTAGCTGGAGCGCCGTTCACCAGTTGCTTACATCGTTCACACGTATCCGGTTCATAGCGACCGAAAGCCCCATTGTTGCGGCAGTTGTGTCTTACAAACTCCATTGCCAGTTATCTCCTTGTGTAGTGCGTAGCCATTTACGCTCCGACTGATACTGTCATATTACAGTACGAAAGCATGACAACGCAATACCTAATATATATAGATACATGCTCATAGGTTAGGGTAATCGACCAAACTACCAATATCAATGTAGCTAGTTTTAGGTCAAATGACCCAGGTTCGTTTAGGTCAAACAACCGAAGTAGGTCATATGCCCGAAAGAATCCAGGTCACATGCCCTAAAGCGTTTAGGTCAAATGCCCTAACGTCGAAACGAGCGCGTGCGTGCATAGGGGGGGGGAGGGGGGTTTTTACATTTACTATTACTGTTATATTCCCATTTACAAAATTGAGGACATCGGGATGACTGATTGATGATGTGCTACACTGACTTACATCATGCGGAGAGTTAGAATGTCAGTATCGTCCCGTCGTTCTGCGGAGACGGGGAGTCCTGGGTCGAGGGTGTTGCGGTATCCGGTGTCGTCTGAGGGGTTTGGGGAGTTATTGGATGAGATGCGGATGCGAGCGGGGTTATCGGTCCATGAGATTGCGCGGTTATGGAATGTGAAGCCGAATGCGTTATATCAGTATTTCCATAAGAAGCGTGGGCGTGGGGGGACGGGGACATTGCGGTGGTTTTTGCGATTTGCGTCGTCGTGTGGGTGTGAGGTGACGGTGACGTTTCCGAGGACGAGTCGTGGGCAGGAGAAGGTGGTGTTGTCGTATGGAGAGGAAGCTGAACAAGCGGGAAGCGACGGAACTGGCGTCGATGATTCTGTCGGGCGCACCCATCGCGGAGGCGGTCAGGTATTTTTGGGACGAGGAGATGCCCGAAGAGGTGTTGATCGGGTGTGAGGAAACGTGGCCCATGCAACCGGAGGTCTTATCGGCGTTAGAGGAGCAATCTGGTGGGATGCCGTGGCATCGGTTGGGGGACGACCAGCGCATGGATGTCTCGCTCAGGAAGCATTACAACGAGATGGCGTATTTTTTGTGGACGACGAATTATACGGAGTGTGATGGGGCGGCGAAATTGAAAGCGGATACCTGTCGGCAGTCGATTGAGGCGAAAGTGGCGGGCATGGCGGGGAAAGAGTCTCCGTTGGCGTCGTTTTACCATGATTTACTGCAACGGTATGAGCAGCAGGGGAAAGCGAACTAATGGCGAATGACGAGTGTCAGTGTGCGGCGTGTCGGGCAGCGGAAGTGATTTTACGCGGTGGTCGATGACGAGGGGTATCGAAAATTAGCGTTGCATGTCGTGGCGAGGGCGGTGAAGGATTGCGAACGTCGTGTTTCTGTTGACCAGAAGTATGATTCAACGGGATCATTGACAGATCATACGCTGCACACGGCGCAAGCGTTTTTATTGGATGCACAGAATGAGCGATTGTCGCTCTGGTGTGCCTGGTTAGGAGTCGATCCGAGGCGTGTCTGTCGAATATACTCAGCAACCTTCGCTGTGGGGCGAAGACCCCCTCCGTCGAAAAACAAACAGGGCAAATGAGATTCTGCTAGATGGCCGATAGAGGGGTACCTCCTGCGCTTCGTGATCGCTTAATGACCGAATTTCGGTTGTTTTTGTGCGATAAAATCGACTTTGTGCCGTTCGAGCATCAGGCGGCATGGTGGGCGACCACCGATGGGTATGAGTTAACGGACGTGGAGGCTGATCCGCACGGCAAAGAACCGTGTGCGAAGATGCGTCTGCCTGATGGGACGATTACGTATCGCCTGTTGACGCCCCGTGAGCAGGGACGCGCCAAAGTGGTCGCAGAACTCGGAGCCTACAAGTCAGGCAAATCTGCCGGGGCAGGAATCTGGGCCGCAGCATTCGCGGCGGTCCCCCATGCGACGGTGTATCTGGTCGGGAACGAATACGATATGACGGCTCCTGAATTTGACTATCTGCTGGAGGCGATTTGCTCTGAACGCGGATTGAACCAGAAATATAAATCCCTCCAGAACCGTCCGAAGGATGGACGCCTCTGGCTGGAACTCGACAACGGATGCCGGTTCGAGGCACGGTCGTGGGAACGGTCTGAATCACTCAAGGGGAAGGAAGTGGACGCCTATATCTATTGTGAGGCGTATCAACTCCCTGGCATTGAGTGTTTTACCTCCATCGCACAGAATCTTCGGGTCAGGCAGGGGTATGCGGTCTTTCCGACCACCCCTGACCGCCCGTGGGTGCAGGTATTTCACGAACACGGGCATGGACACCCCGATTTTCCAGATTGGGTCTGCAAATGCGGGATTCCCGCGACGGTCAACCCGTATAGTTTCGATCAGGCGGCAATGGACCGTGATCGGCAACTGCTGACGCGGGAAAAGTTCTCGATTGCGTATCTTGGGAAACTCGGCAATTACGTCGGGCGTGTGTATAACTATCAGCGCGGAGATCGCCTGATTTCGTTGCAGGATCATCCACGCCTCTGGAAACGGCAGGAAGCGGGACTGACTCGTGAGAATTTCAGACTGCCGAATGACTGGCACATTGAAATCGGGGCCGATACCGGCACCTACTGTGCAGCGGTCGTCGTGGGCGTGTCTCCAGAGGGACAGGCGTATATTCTCGACGAATTAACCAATTATCGCTATGTGGCGAACACGACAGAGCTTGATCAGGAGAGTTCCATTGTCAGTTGGTGTCAGAGCCTTGAAAAAATGGCGGCATTGTGGAAAACGCGCCCGATAGCCTGGGTGGATAGCAATAGTCAGTTCAAACAGGAGTGTTTGCACCACGGTATCCATTTACTGGCAAATCGGCAGGGACGAGAGGTCAGAACCGAGGCCGCACGGCAATATTTCCAGCATGACCAGATTGCGCTGGCTCCGTGGCTCTCGATTGTGCCGTATGAGCTTGAATACGCGCAATGGCCTGATAAAACGAGTGCCGCAGGGAAATACGAGCGATTCAAGGTGAATGATCATGCGTTGGATTGCGTAGAGCATGTGTTATCTCGTCATCCCCGTGCGAAAGGGTCACTTGGTCCCCCGGCCATGCAGCCACCACCGGGAAGTGTGCAATGGATGGGATCACCGTTGAGAAAAAAGAAAAAACATCATGCCGCAGATAGTCATTTAGGAGGGTTATAAGCGTGACCACTGACGAACGATTAGACATAATAGAAAAGAAACTGTACTTCGTGATGCAAACCTTGTCGTTGACACAACAAACGCCTAATGGACAAACTGACTCTCGTTCCTTGACGGCGCTATTCGAGGAGATGCACAATCATGCTGGAACAGATCCGCAGACGTTTGCTGATGTGGCTAAACGTGCCTTCGGAAAGTCGGGAACCGGAAGTCAGCCACCACGACCTCAAAGCGCTGATGGACCGGATGGATTCCCTGGAGAGAATGGTGATGACACAGGTGCAACGGCCAGACGAGGGAACCGGGATAGTTCCATCATCATCGAATGATGAGTTGTCCGTCTTGCCTGACGCCCATTTAGGAGCGCAATAAGATGCCTGAAGGATATGGATACGACAAAGAGGGAATCATTCAATTCCTGATTGATAAATTTGCTGGAGCGCCAGATGTTCAGGCTCCTCCAAGTCAGGTGCAGAATCCGTTGAATCGTTTTGGGGAACTACGTCGTCCTCAACGTGGACTCGGTGGTCCGAGAAATTCTGAAAATCTGCCGAATGACTGGCACCCAGAGGGGCAACGCAGCACCAGACGACGCACCCGTGGGACGATTGACCACTCGAAGCGATTGCCTGATATTCCCGGTGAGGGGATTCAGGGATTCTTGAAAATGCTGCAAGCGAATCCCCAAGATCCGATGAACCGTCGTTCCGCTGCAACGTTGGCTGGACTAGATCCGTCTCTACTTAGTGGTTTAGATGGTTTAGGTGGGGCAGTCGGCGGTCGTCTTACCGAATCTGATATTCGTAGTGCTGAGAGAAAACTCCCACAAAGGCGTGGCCCCGCTCCTGTTGGATATGCAAATCCTCGCACTAGATAGCAATCATGGCCGACAAAGAGAAGAATCTCGCTGATTACACCGACGATTACGACCGTCTTCGCGCTCAGAAGGCCCGAAATGTCGGTTCTGTCGAATTACGGATTCTGACGAATCTGTCCTTTGCGTCTGGTGAGCATTGGGTCGGCACGCAGAATCGGGTGCTATTTACGCGGAAACGCGATCCAAACAAGCTGTATCTGGTGTTTAATCTCGCCGCACAGATGCTCTACAAGATGATGGGGCGTCTGAGCAGCATTGCGCCGGTCTTCAAGGCCAGAGCCGACAAACAAGACCCGAAATCCATTGCGGCGTCCGATGTCGTGAACAAACTCGTTCGCGCTCTTGACGAAAAGCTGGATCAGCCTTCACGCACCTGGGAAATCCTCTGGTGGATGTCCATTGGCGGCGTGGCGTTTGAATATGTGCCGTGGGTCAAAGACGCCACGATGGAACCGATGCCGCAGTTCGATCCCGAAACCAATGAACTGCAATGGACTGATGCACTGACGGGTCAGGTCGTGCCTGAGTCTGAACGGCAACTGATGTTGTCGCAGGGGCGCAATCCAGAGGAATTTCAGGTCATTGAGGATATGGTGCTGGCTGGAGATGTGGGTAGCGAGATATTAAGTCCGTTACAAGTGTTTATTGATGCTTCTGTGCGGTCGATTGACGATCTGGCTCCTGATCAGGCGGTCTATATCGCCAAAATACGCACCTTGGGGTGGATTGAAGCCAATTACGATGTAAGTAAAGATTCTATTCAAAATATTAAAGATGCGACGGATGTGCGGATTCTCAGCACCGATATTAAGCAATTCGGTGATCCGACCGGATCGGTGCATCTCCAAGACCTGATTCCACGGATTCAGGGGAGTCGTACGCAGAATGACCCCGATATGGCGGTGGTGGTTGAGCGATTCCAGCCTATTTCCGAGAAAAACCCCCGTGGGAAATACAGCGCCTTTATTCCCGGTGAACAGATCCTTCACGATGGGGATAACCCCTACGAATCCATCCCACTGGTCGATTTCCACTGGAGTCCGACCACAACAAGTTTCTGGAACAATGATTACGTCAGTGACCTCATTGCTCCGCAACGCTTCCTCAATAAGCGACTGTCGCAGCTTGGGGAACAGGCCAATGCGTCAATTTATGCCGACGAACTGCTTGGACCGACCTTAAAGCGGGACGATATTCCGTCTGATTACCCTGCTCCGATTGAAGGGGGATTAACAGATGGTGGCGTCAAAATGGTGCAACGGCGTGATCCTCCGCAATTACCAGCGTGGTTTATGCAATCAGTGGAACTGACACTGAAATTGATGCGAGAAATCGCTGGTGGCGTGGATTTATTCTCAGAGTCGAAGTTTCCTGGTCAAATGCGTGGTCCGATGGCGGTCCCCATGCTTCAGGAGATTATTGATACCCAATGGGGGAATCTCTATCAGCATTTGGGTCAGCGACTCGGCAAAGTCAAGGAAATGCGGATTAACCGTGTGAAACAGTATTATCCTCCGTTTCGGACGCTGCATTACACCGATAACAGCATGAAAGATGAAGTATTTATCTTTCAGACCTCAGATATTCTGCGTTCTGGCACGGATTACTCTATTACCGTTGAGCGAGGGAGTCTGATTCCAGAGCTTCGAGCTTTACGGGAAGCCCGTATTCGTGAGCATTTACAGTCACCATTGAGTGTGCTGTATATCGACGAGCGTACAGGGCGTATTGACAAGGAAAAGATTGCGGCTGACCTGAGTATGGGCGATATTGGTCGAGAAGATGAAGAATCTCGCTATCGGAAGCTCGCCATGCACCTTGTCGAGCGTCTGTGGCAGGGTGAACAGCTTCCAGAGCATATTCCCATGCCCTTCTGGAACCTGAAAGTCATTATGGATGAATTGGAGTCCGAAATGGCTACGACAGAATGGTTGTCAGCCAGTCCTCCGATTCAACAGGGATTTGTGCAATTCTGGAATAAATGTCGTCAATTCCTTGTCGATTCTGCGAAACAGCGACAGGAAGGGATGCAGGATCAGCAGATTCAGGGCGCGGTGGCACAGGCCGCACAACAAGCCGCAGCAAAAGCCGCAGCCGAAGCGATTGATATGGCAATGGATCAATTCAAAGCCAGTTCAGAGATTGCGCCTCAAGCCCCTCAAGCCTTAGCTCAGGCCATGTCAGAACAGAATCAGCAAGGACCGCAGTAATGGCGGTGAATCGGAAGCGTCTTCAGGGCAATATGAAGATGATGATGAAGGAATATAAAGACAATCCCAAAAAATTCAACGGTGGAAAAAAGCAAGCGATGGCGATTGCCTATTCCAAAACTCGTCGTCGTAAAACTTGACACTAGCAATTATTGATTCTTATACTGCAAAAGACTGCACGATTCGCCTAGAGCGAACAAGGCACGCGAACACGCGGTTTGGGACTCCCCGGCAGGGGAATAACCTATTCGGCACTCGCAGACCACTCGACTGAGGAGAGTTTGATGGCAGAAGATGATGTCAATGTCGCACCGGAACAAACAGAGTCTAGTGCGGCACCAGAAAACACTGAAACAGGAGGCGATACCTCATCATCCGGTTCCTGGCCCGCAGAGGCTCAAGCCGAATACACGAGGAAAACACAAGCTCTTGCCGACGAACGCAAACAGTGGGACTCTGAGCGTTCCCAACAAACGCAGCAGCTACAGCAATATGCACAGCAGTTGCAGCAGCAGCAATATGCGAGACAGGCACAGCAACAATCGCAACAGTCACAGCAATCAAACAACACGATGCTGGATCAGTTACGAACGATGCCGTATCTGGATGGGAACACCGCCGCCCAACTGATGGAGCGCATGGTCAATGAGGGAATTAACCCTCTGAATAATGCGCTCAAACAGCGTGATCAAGCACTGGCGGCGTTGTATAAGGATTACAAGTCCTTAAAAGACAGTGTTGGTGCTTCTCAAGGCAAGCAAGCGGAAAAAGACCTCGAACATCGGTTTACGAAAATCCGTGAGGAACAGGGACTCCCTGACAATGAGATAGTGAACGAACTGATGCGGGATGTGTATTACTCGCATGAGGGAGATACACTGGATCAGGAATACCCCGATATGCTGCGAAAGCGGTGGGAGGGGATTCAAAAAGCGGTCAGGGACGGAGATCGGGCTGCGGCAAAAAAGGCGAAGGAATCACCGTTTCCCTCACAAGGGGGACAGATTTCTCCGACGAGCGGCAAGACTGGTGGCTACAAGACGCCTGAAGAACGGGCGAATGAATTGTGGCCGATGATCAGTCCCGGTCAATCGGGTGAATAGATATCGACCTCAGAAGGAGTTGATTACTCATGGCGAGTACAACTGATGTCGTTGAAGCCTTGAAATACACCTATGGTGTGGATCAAGTCTCGTACTTGGTCAACCAGGAGGTTGTCTGCTGGAATATGTTCCAGAAGGCGAAAAAACCTGTTGGTGGTCGAGGGCAATTCTTGATGCCCATTATGGTGAAAAACCCCGGTTCGTGGACAGGTCTTGCGGAAGGTGGTTCGTTGCCGTCTAACCTCAATCCCGATACGACCGAGGCATCCTTCAGTCTGGAAGAATTTGCCGGACTGTACAACATGTCGTGGAAACTCCTCCAAGACGCACGGAACTCAAAGTTTGCGTTTCAGACGGCGTTGAAAATGATGGAGGCGGGTTTCCGTCGTCGTGTCCTCAAGCTCCTCAATGCCGACCTCTTGTCTGATGGTCTTGGCAAACTGGCCGTGATGCCAGCCGCCGATAACCAGACGACGATTACCGTCGATGCTCTACCGAGTCTCGATGTCGGCATGGTCGTTGACTTGATGGATGCGTCGGACAACAACGCGAAGTTAGCTGACTCTGCAACGGTCACAGCGATAGATGCGCCAAATCGTACTGTTACGATTAGCGGTTCTGCGCCAAGTGGCACCGCCGCAGGTGACTACTTCGTCATTCAAGACACGGTGTCGTCAAGCACCTCATACCATACCAATGGTTTGTTGGGCATTATTGACAACGATGATCCGCCAACACCGAAGGGTGACTTTGGTGGGATCGACCGTGGTACCGCAGGGAACGAATTTTGGGAATCTGTGGTCTTGGCTAATGGTGGCACTAACCGCGCACTGACAGAAGACCTGCTGATGCAGCTAGAAGATTCTGTCCGTGAAAAAGGTGGGGCCAAGTTGAACTCCTACATCTCCAACCTGCCGATTATTCGCCGGTATCACGAACTTCTCCGCGAAGATGCGTTCTTTGCGATGAGTTCACCGAAGGCGTTTGATGGTGGGTCTGGTGTGGGGCGTGATGGTGGGGCGCAGCAAAAAGGTAAAGATGGTGGCGATGGCCGCACGATTTACCGTTTTAGCGGCAATCCGTGGCACGCAGAGCCGTATTTTGCGGCGAATACGATTATCGGTCTGGATACCAAGCATTTCTTCATCGGTCACGGTGAAAATGCGGTGCCTCGTCCGGTATCGGAAATCTTCGATGGAACACCGTTCTTCCGTCAGACTTCCAACTCCACTTTTGAGGTGGCGTGGTACTGGCAGGGTGAGTTGCTGAGTGATAATCCAGCGGCAGGTGCGAAGATTGAAGACGTAGCAGAGTCGTAAACTGAGTAGGTGCGGGGGGATGGAGTCTTACTGGAGAGTCAACTCTGTCCCCCTGTTACTTCGCCAGAAAGTAGGTAACTATGGGTATTAAAGCAATCGCTCGACTTGCGCCGGTTCATGTGGTCTATACCATTTCAGCAGGAGAAGCTGCTGATACGGGGATCTTTGTCGCAGACCAGGATTACGAAATCATGGATGTGCGCGAGGTTCACAGCACGGCTGGAGCCAGTAGCACGACGTTAGATGTTGGTGTGGCTGCATCGGGGACGGCCCCGGCGAGTCTGACCACCGCAATAAGTTCAGCATTGGCGTTGGATAGTACGGCAAATACGCCAGTGCAATCGACCCTGACATCGACGCTTGCTAATCGTAAGCTCGATAAAGGGGAGCAACTGTCGTTGAATTACACCGGAACGGTGACAGCCTACGAAGGATCTGTGCATGTGGTGTTGAAGCCGGTCCGTACGAATACAACGTATTAAGGAGGCGTATGGAGGTCTTTGATCCTGTTCGGTACTCGCTAGAGGAAAACAAGTTTTTCCTGTCACATTTAGGTGAATCTCCTGTTTCGGCTCTTCAGGAAACACTCCCAAATGGGGTGAATCCAGTTGCGGTGCAAGAAGTTCTCGGCCAGTTATATGAACTGGAAGAACTGAACAAGCATCGTGGGATTGCATGGGCAGGAAAAGAGGCGATTTCTGACACCATTGGCAAGTATTTACATGAGCATGAGCGGTGGAGTGAAATGTCCACTCGTGGTGCGCCCCGGTTTCCAACGATGCACGCCTGGGATGGTCGTGGTCGTCCACATCGGGGTGGCATCACTTCTGATGCTGGTTCAGTCAGTACGTATTTTGATGAAAATGGTGAGCGAGTCTCGTTTCGGGTTTCCTTGAGAGATGCGGCGTCTGAAGTATTTCAGGCACCGTGGGCAAAAAAGGCAGAACCCGTACCGGATGCGTTGATTGAAGATACTGAGAATGGCTCATTAAAGTGTCCCGTCGATGGATGGGTGGCAAACTTTAAGCCAGAATCTCGCCAGTCCTACAACATGGCCCGTGCGCGTATGTCGAAACACTGTAAAACGAGCAAGGATGATCGTGTTCGTGAGTTCGGTATGAAGGTTTTCGGATGATAGACACCCCACCGATTGAGGAAAGTCCTCAGTTTTGGCATCCTAATCGGTTTGGGGTTCAGTTTGCACCGGAGTCCTTTCGACAGCAGCTTCGGGGTATACATCACGATTTGGAGGCCACATGGCATCCTCTTCGTGAGCGTTGGTTGGTCTGGTACAAGCGTCCTCGTATACAACACCATCGGTCTAAAGGATGGCTGTTGTTGTTTGTGGTGGAAGACTCTAGTGGTCAATATGTCCCACTGGACACCCGCGCACTTGCCGCCTGTTATGAACAGAGCGGTTTTAAGTGGGGGTCTGGTAAGAAATATTGGGCTAGGGTTGAAGAAGAGTCACAGCGAGAGCAAATGGAACGCGATGCTGACCGAGAGCAAGAGCTTTCGGACGTAGGGTCTGATCGATGGGATCATACGAAAATACAGGTCAGTATGCGTGGTCATTCCTCTGGCAGTAAATTTGTGAATCACCATGCGGGGGATTAAGTCTTATGGCTACAGGCCAATCGCTGTTGGACACGATGGAAGTGATGGATCGTGGTCTTCAGCTTCAGTCAGGTGAAACGGGTGTCACGCTCGGTCTTCGTGCCTTAAATTCAGCCCAAGACCACTTTGAGTCCATGATGGCATTACAGACGAATGTCATGGCTTCGAGTATCGGCACTCTCACGACATCGGCCAGCACGGAATCGACAGCTTTTCCTACAGGATTGATCCGCCTGGATCGCTTGCAGTTTATTGATCCGACGACAAGTCGTCCTTCGTGGGACTTAGAGCGTGTGGGATATACCGGAGATCACTACACTTCGCGTACGTTCTATCCGTCAGTGCAATTCAATGCCACGACGACGGGTCGTCCTGTGCGATACTGGACAAATGGAAGTCACATCTATTGGGATCCGCTTCCTGATGCGACACATACAGTGCGGTATTACGGGATGAAGGCCGCTGATGATATTACGGCAAGTGGGACATTTTCGTATCCAGATATTGTGATGCTGCCGATTGCCCAGTTTGCTGTTCGGATGCTGCGTGTTGGAAAAGATGACGAGGCGGGTCCGGTGATTGACTTAGGGAATCAGATTTTTGGTCCGGTGATACAAACACTGGCACGGTTTAATCGGGATCGTGCGCCTGGTTACGATTATCGGTATACACATACAGAATAGGAGTGCCTGATGGCGTTCATTCAGGAAGATTTTCAGGATATCAGAGATACACAACTCATTAAACGCGCCAAGATTGACGCGGCGAGTAGTGGTGACAATACCCTTGTTGCGGCAGTCACGGGAAAGAAGATTCGTGTCTTGGCCGCATTCTTCACCATGACTGGTACAGCCGTCACTATTCGATTTGAGGATGGTGCTGGCGGGACCGCTCTCACCGGACAGATGGGACCGACTGCGGGACAGACGATTGTCCTGCCGTTTAATCCGGTCGGCTGGTTTGAAACGTCTGATGCCACGCTACTGAATATGGAACTTGGTGGGTCACAGTCGGTTGATGGCGCGTTAGTCTATATCGAGGCGTAAATGGCTGATATTCAAGTCACGAATACCGATGCTGATCTTTCCGACAATACCTTACTGACGGAAGAGAACGCGTACACGATTACCGGATTACATACCTTTAGTCGCAGCACCAATGCGCCGTTTGCGGTGAACTCTGGTGCAGCAGTGGTGGCGAATCTGGATGCCGATAAGCTCGATGGGATCGAGGCCACAGGGTTTGTGAAGGCGAATGGCACCGTGGCTCTGACGGCGAATTGGGATGCTGGAGCGTATGAAATCCGCGCCCAAACCCTAGAGGCTGATGTCTCCACAGGTACAGCTCCTCTGACGATTGCGTCTACGACCAAAGTTGACAACCTCAACGCTGACAAACTCGATGATCAGGAAGGCACTTATTACCTTGATCCGGGGAATCTGAGTAGTGCGGTTGCCGTCAATAAAGGGGGAACGGGTGCAACATCCCTCACAGATGGCGGTGTGCTACTCGGAAGCGGGACTAGCGCAATCACCGCGATGGCTGTGCTTACTGACGGACAAATGATTGTCGGTGACGGATCTGGTGATCCTGTTGCTGAAAGTGGCGCAACCCTCAGAACCAGTGTTGGTGTCGGGACAGGGGACAGTCCTCAGTTCACAGGTATTGAACTCGGCCATGCGACTGATACGACACTCACTAAAGCAAGTTCTGGCGATGTCAACATCGAGGGCAACATTATTTACCGTGCTGGAGGCACCGATGTTCCTGTCGCTGACGGAGGCACAGGTGTTGGCACCCTCACCGATGGGGGTGTGTTGTTAGGGAGCGGCACCGGAGCTATTACTCCGATGGCGGTCCTAGCTGACAGTGAGATGATTGTTGGCGATGGGTCGGGAGATCCTGTAGCCGAGAGCGGAGCCACATTACGCACCAGTATCGGCGTCGGTACCGGAGACAGTCCAACCTTTACAGCCGTCACAGTTGGTCAAGCTGACATTACGGCTGAAGGTGACTTGCGCTTACAGGATGCGTCCGGTGGACAATATGTAGGACTTGATGCTCCTGCCACCGTATCTTCCTCCTATACCTTAACGCTGCCAGCAGCGATTGGTTCCGTGAACCAGTTCCTGTCTATCAACAATACCGATGGCACCCTCCAATGGGCATCTGCCTCGGCAGCAACGACCGCTGCGGGATCAGACACCCAAGTCCAATACAACGATGGCGGGACGAACTTTGGGGGTGATGCAGGACTGGTCTACAACGACAGCACGGATCTCTTAACGTCAGGCAAGCTCGCCACAACAGATACATCTGCAACCAGCATTGATGTGGCTGGCGGGATTACGGCTGGTACCGGCAACGTCGCTATTGTGAATGCGGCAGGGAAAATCCCTGAACTCTCATCAACGTACTTGGCAGATTTAAGCGGAGCCAACCTCACCGGAGTTAGTGCTGGAAAGGTTCTCCAAGTACAGAGCTTCAACTACACCGCGCAGGTCGGATCGACCTCATCGACGTTCGCCACAACAAATGTCCTCGACAAAATTACGTTGGCAGACTCAAATAACAAGGTTCTGGTGATCGTGACTATCGGTGGTGTTGGCAAGTCTGGAGCCACTGGCGTTAATATCCGCGTTCGACGAGCGATCTCAGGTGGCGCAACCAGTACGATGAGCGGTGGAAACATCGAACACAACATGGCATATACCGCGTCATCGGCAACAAACTATGCCGGTGCCTCTTCGTTTACGTATTTTGATAACCCGACAACGACATCGGAGTTGACGTACACGGTTGAATTTGCGAATGCTGCCAATGCGTCCAACACCTACGTCATGCTTAGTAATGGTCGGGGATCAATCACGCTGTTGGAGATAGAAGTATGATTCACTTAAATGAATTGTTCCATAACACGTTGAATGTGATTGTCTGGAAAGTTCCCGGTGCGAAGTGTGTCGTTGACGGGCCGGGGATGGATGGGGTGTTACGAGAAGGGTCATGGGAAGGGCCGGGAGATCCCCCATCAACAGAAACGATTGAAGGATGGATACAGGAATTCATTGACGAGGAAATCAGTATCGACCTCGACGCTGAGAATCGAGTGACTGAGGAATCCTTAGCTGCAAGCTACGCCGTGTTTGAAGTCACGACTGGTTCACCTCCGACTGACGCTGAAAAACAGAGCCTCCATGACTCGATGGTCGAGAACATGAAACAGAGTCTCCATGAAGAAGCCTGACTACGACTGGTGGATTCAGCATTCGCATACGGATAGCGCGTTTCTCCTGCTGGCTGATTCGCCTGAACTCTTTGAACAATCAATTTTGTCGCGGTTGAAAAAAGTCAAGCGCAAACCAGACCAGGGTGTCATCAATCAAGCGACGTATCGAGCGATTCACGAACAGGATCGGTTCGGGTCGATGTCGTCGATCCTTGATGCTATTCAGCCTGAGCCAGAGGTGGTTTCCTCTCGCCCTTTTATGGGGAGTTTACGGACTGACCGACACGCTTTACGTGACGATCAGGGTTCATTTCCAGCCGTAGGTGTCAGTGCGTTCTGGTCCCCGTGGGCGGTCAAATACAATCCCGGTCAACTGGAACGCCTTGCGGAATGGGCGAGTGGATGTGGGATGACGTATGTGCGGTGGTTTGGCGCACATGACTGGCCGGGAGGTATCAATCCTTACAACGGACACAGTGTCGATCCGTCCTACTTCTCACTCATGCAACAGACGATTGACTCTCTTGCAGAATATGGTCTGCGCTCTCAGATTACGATGTTTACCAGGCGTAAGATGATCAAGGATGCCGAATCATTGGCGCGAGGATGGGCCGACCTCGTGAAAGAGAATAGGGATAAGGTCTGCCTCGTTGAGTGTGTGAATGAATGGAACCATACACATAATGATTGGTCGGATAATGAGGTCCGGTCGGCGTCTGCGGCATTTCAGGAGCGTTGTGATGTTCCATTTGCTTTATCTGCGACTTCCGCTGAGACATGGGAGGACATGAAAGAGCGGTTAACGCATCTCTATACCGGCTCATCGGCTTCAGCGACAACGATTCATTTCCCTCGTTATCAATCTACACATGAAGGAGCATGGAGATGGGTTCGGCAACCGTGGCATGGACGCTGGCCGATTGAAGGATGCCCTGAATTTGTGGTCGATAACGAACACCAACGATGGGATAAAAGCTCTAGCGGAAGAGAAGTCGCGGTGGCTGCGGCGGCTCCGCTCAATGCCTTTATTGCGGGTTGTGGGATGTCTACACACCATGATGTCTTTGGGGTTCACATCAAAAACGGCGAGTACAGCTCAGACTTGGCCTCTCAGCGACTCCAGAAGGTCTTATCGAAGGTTATCCCTCTCTTGCCACCTGATGTCGCTAATTGGCAGTCTACGCGGGTTGGTGAGGGTGGTGGCCCACATCCATTTCCCTCCCTGTTGAACCAGCAATGGAGTACGGAAGATACGGATACTGGCGTGTCACGCTCATTTGCAGCCGTTCGTGGTGATGATTTTGTCATGTGCCTGAACGGAGTTCGTGGCTCAGTCACACTCCATGAGTCACATCCCAAAAAATTTCGCGTGATTTCTTTGGACGATGGCGTCACAATTCACGAAGGGCATGGGCCGACCATATTAAGCGAGGTTAATGGTCAAGCATTCTACGTAGGGACGATGTAATGCCCTATCCAATACAGACTCAGGTTTTCAGCGTCTTCATGGGAACACAGGAGGGGATTCATTCTGTGGCGCTCCCTGCGATCTATTCATCCAGCGGTTCTCGGAATCTCTGGATTGATAAGTTGGGTCGGGCAAAGAAGATCCTCGGATACAGCAAACAGAATAGTTCTGCGGTCACAACCAATACCGGGAGTGCAGCCACGCGGTTGCGTGCGCTGAGAGCCTACCGACAAACTGGTGCGACATTTACTCGCCAGCTTCTCGGTGTGTTTGAAGCCGCTTCAAGCGAGTATGAACTCTGGTATTCGACCAATGATGGTGATTCATGGACGTTTATTGAAGACTTAGGGAGTGGGTCCGTGGGGTCTATCCCCGATTTTGCTCAAGTCGATAACACATTGTTCTTTACGAATGGCGTTGTAGCCCCTCAGTCGTGGAACGGCTCATCGCTGTCCACTGCTGGTCCCGGCTCAAAGTCCCCGACTCCTACTGCTGCCATTCCAGATCCGGTAGTTGTGGGTCAATTAAATGGCGGGTATAGCTGGAAACTTGTGAGTGTTGACGCCTCAGAAACACGGTCAGCGGGGTCTACGACCTCAAACATTATCCAGTTACAGGATGAACAGGCCAATCTTTCGTGGTTAGCTGATGCCGATACTGATATTACGGGATATGAGCTATACCGGACGACTGGCACAGGCGCGACATTCTATTTTGTCACGTATATTGACGGTCGAACGACACTTGCTTATACCGACAACGCCTCAGACCTTGATATTTTAGAGAATCGGTCACTTCAGGAGCATGGCGATGCTCCACCAACCGGGAGTTATTTCTGTGAGCCACACAAACAACGCCTCTGGTGGGGACGAACCAATACCAATCCTCGACGAGTCGCATGGTCAGATCCAGGTTTACCCGATCAGGTGGGAGCGAATAACTACCTTGATTTCACAGACCAGAGTACCGTCGGGGATGTCGTCACAGGGTTGGTGGGGGATTTCGAGGGTATGCTGGTCGTGTTCTGTGAGCGTTCCATCTGGACGGTCACTGGCACTGGTCAAATAGTCTCAGACATTATGGACTGGACCCGCACGAAGTCAAATGCGGTGACAGGGTGTGTCTCGCATCGTTCTGTGATTCGTGTGCCGGCAGGAGCCGTCTATACGGATTCAAGCGGAAATCAGGTATCCACAAGTCGTGTGATGTTGTCCTATATGACTCCCCTCGGAGACATTCGATTATTCGACGGCAACAACGATATTGTTATTAGCACACCAGTGAAAGAAACTCTTAAAGATTTTCTGTATACCCAACACAAAAAGGTTCACGCGGTTCACGACATTGAAAACGCGCATGTGGTCTATTTCTGGCCGGGAACGACACCCTCTGGAGAAGATGCGGAATGCAACAAAGCCGTTGTCTGGAACTATCGGTGGGGTGTCTGGTATGTCTGGCCTGATATGCCGATGTCGGCATCTACCACGATTGAAACCAGCACAGATACCCAAATTGTCCTGACTGGAGAAGCGCAGACAAGCAAGGGCGGGTTCTGCTACCAATTTTTCAACGGGGATAGTTTTGATGGCTCAAACATTCCATCCAGGTGGATGACGAAGGTCATATACGGCACTGACAATAGCTGGAGTACTCGCACGCCTCAAGCTCAGATGGCGTATATCAAGCGATATCGCTGGCTGGATGTAATTGCTGAAGCAGATGCCGATGTGACGCTCAATATTGAATGGATGGGTGGATCGGCGTCCGATGAAGCTGTGGCGAGAGGTGGGGCAAGTCAATCACTTGAACCGTTGTCCATGCAGTTGATTACCTCAGACGGCAATGGGATACAGACGGTCGCAGAAAGTAATATCGTGCTGCCGGTGGACTCTGTGCAAAGTATTATTAATCTTGAAGGCACGAATGGCGATTACATTCAGGATGTCGGGTGTCGAATCCGTATTAGTGACGATTCTCAAAATGGGTCGTGGAGTCTTGAGGGGATGACTCTAGGGTATCAGTTGTTACCAGGAGCCACGCGGAGGTTACAGTGATGGTAATGTCCCGCTCTCAAGCCTATGTCAAAACGAATTTGCCCTATATGTAAGAAAAATCCACTTATTCATCCAAAAGCCAAGCGTTGTGGGGAGTGTTATCACAAACGGATTGGTATTAAATCTACAGCGAAACAGTGGAATTGCTTAAACTGTAAGAAGAAGTGCGCCAAGCACTCGACGCTCTGTTCTAAGTGCCACCGGAGTAGAGGGCCGTACACAGAAAATAGTCGCGTCCTGCGAAGACAAAAAAACGAACTCCTTAAAGAACTCGCCCAAGAAACTATTCGGCAACCGCTCAGAACTTTTGAGGAGTCATGGAAGAAGTGGCAGGAAACTATTGGCATGATGAAGGATCGCTATCGCGGTCCTGCCAAGCTGAGAAAGAAGAATTCAAACAGGAAGCGTATTCTCGTCATCCCTGACCTCCATATTCCTTTCCATGACCCTGAGATGGTGGCGGCAATGCTGGCAAAAGAGGCAGGTCATGTCGATCTTGCTATTTGTATTGGTGATATTGGGGATGCTTATAGTCACTCTCGGTTTGCGAAGTATGAGAATGTTCCGTATTCGCATGAATGGGCTGAAGTCACGGCTCTGATGCAGACATTCTCTGAGTCATTCCCGAAGGTCAAGGTCATTGTCGGCAACCATGATGCGAGATTGCGGAAAGCGATTGCTACTCACCTGACCGTTGATATGGTTGAGGCTATTTCGTCCATGACAGGAGGAACACTATGTCCTATTACGGCCTTATCGAAGAAATTCCCCAATATCGAGGTCGCAAAGCATGAGGTTCCCAATACCAGCCACTCTATTGATTGGCTTTTGGTGGAGGGCGATGCGCTCCTTGCTCATCCCGAAAAATACAGCCGTGTGCCGGGAAGTGCGCTGCGATTTTTTCAAGAATGGGCAGCGGATAACTCAGCAGCGATAGGACTAGACGCTATTCGGCTCGTGGTGATGGGGCATACGCATACGATGGCGGTGTTTCCGTGGCGATCTGACTCATTACTGGTCGAATGTGGGTGTTTGTGTAAGACGCAGGGATATATGACTGGCGCACGGATTGGTGGCCGTCCACAACGACGGGGTTATATTTGGTTTGAGCAGGAAAATGGGGTTACTGACTTAAATAGTGTTGGATGGAGATGGTTTGATGTCGAAGACGGGCCGTGGCGCAAAAAATAAGAATTTGTGGTTGCGTCTCTGTGTTGAGCTAGGAGCCGCACCGATTACCGAAGCCTACTTGTCCTCTGATTACGAGTATGTAGATGGTATGTGTGAGGACGACTCTATTACGATTGCTCCTCACAACCATATTGTAGATACAGTGATCCATGAGCTACTGCATCGCTTATATCCGAAGCGATCTGAGCGTTCGATACGCAGAACAACGAGTATGTTGCGAAAAACACTTACAGATGAAGAGGTGCAATGGTTCTATGACGAATACCAGCGCAGAAAACAGACCGGAAAAGCCAGGAATGCCGACATTTAACGGCATTGCTACACCAAAAGAGCATATTTCGAGCATTCTTGGATGGCTCTCAGGTGTGATGACAGGAAAATACCATCGAGGCCAGAAAGAACATGGTGGGAGTCTCTGGCAAAAACCAGGCGCACTAGCAAACCTCGAAGAAGAGATTATGGATCTACCGGTGTATTACAAGACGGCAAAAGACCAGCTTCGTCAGATGGCGATAGAAGGTCGAAGCGCGGCAGAAGCCTACGAGTGGTTATACGGAGAACTACCAACGAGTAATAGAGAATGAGGGAGTTTTTTGATATTTTCTGTCGTGGGTTCCTGATTGTGGCCTTAATTTCCCTGAATACCATTCAGTTATCACAGGGGAGTTGGGCTGCTCCGTTTGTGGGGTTTTGTATTGCGGTGGTCTGGTGGGTTAATGCGAGGACAGCCAGTAAAGTTGATGGTATTCTTGCAGTTATGGCCTACGCATCTGGTTCAGCTTGTGGAACAGCGATGGGACTCTGGCTTGGTGGGATGGGGTGATTTATGTCGGATACGGACTTTGATCGTTTTAATATCTCTCGCCCTCCACAGCGGAGGGGGTTAACAGAAAGACAAATACAAGAGCTTTTAAGTTCTGAACCAGTGGATGAGGCTGGAATGCCTCTCGGTCCAGGCACGATTGTTAATTTGTTGAGGTTAGGGAAAAGTGTCCCCGGTGTATTCCGCAGACTCAGAGGTATGTTTTCTGGACGACCGCAATCGACTGCTCCATCAAATACTCTCAGGGATGTTGTACTTAGCGATAAACCAGTAAATCTAAGCCGTCGCGGATTTTTTACGAAACCTGTCCAGACCGCTGTTGATATACCACAGGCATTACGAGAAATAGGCATTTCAGAGGAATCCATCCGTAGTGGAGATGAAGTTGGCGTGTGGCCTGAACCTGGTTCTATGTTGGAGAAACTGGATCATAAGGCACTGGATACGGCGATGAAATCAGATATCGACGATTACGATACTGGGCCTGATGCTAGCGATAGACTGCGAGAAGTAATTGAAAAGAAGATTGTAAGGACTGGGTATAGGCCTAAAAGTTACGAGGGGCCAGGTGGCCTTATCCGTGATTTTGAGACAATGATGAGAGTTTATAGGGATCAGGCTCTTAAAGAAGCAGCGGAGAAGGCTGGTCGATCATTAGAGGAGCAGATAAAAATCGAGTTAGAGGAGGCAGATAAGCCGGGAGTGGTGGCTAAAGCTGCCGATGAGATCCGTCGGAGATATAAGCGATAATGGCACGTTCTAATATCCCGCTCGATTTCCCTGTTCCAGATTTCGCCCGTATTCGTGAGGAAACAGGTGTGGTCACGGAACAGGCCATGCGTGCCATGTATTTCAATGCGATTGATACCCGTCGCAGGGTGCAACGGATTCAGCAGGAGCTAGGATGGCACAGCGCACCGTTCGCAGCAGGGAATTTCACAGCAAATTCAGGCACATGGACCGTCGAGGCGGCAGATCAGAAACTCTTGCAATACATCAAGGTCGGCCAGTTCGTGACGATCAACTTCTTTCTGGAAGACACGACAACCGGCTCAGGGATGGGGAACGAACTGAGGATACAGATTCCGAAGGGGTTGAAGGCCACCGCCACGACGTTTACGGGACCGCTCATTATCAAAGGGTCGGTCGATACGGAAGGCTATATTACCACCGGGGGAACCGATAAGCTCTATTGCTATCGGACGGATCATAGTTCCTGGCCGTCCAGTATTACGAATAATGTTGACATTCGAGGAATGATTAGCTTCCAGACATCTCAGTAGGTATACTCGTAAACGGAGCAATGTCAGATATTCTCCTTCGGTCTTATGGTGTCGGTGATCCACCACGGATTGTAAAGTGGTATGCCAAAGACCGAAAAGGGTTCGAGTCGTTTATGGGGCAGGTCGTTCCAGATGAACTGGCTTGCACGATGGCGATTACATCGTTATTGAATGCGGTGAACAACAATGTGGCCTTGTTTTACATGATAGATCACGGGGACCAGACGATTGGGTTTACAGGGTTGACGAATATCACGCCAAGTCGTGATTTCGGGCAACCGCACATTTATATTGAACCTGATTCGCGTCGGTATAGTTTGCAAGCAGCTCACGCTGCTGAAAATCATGCTGTGCAAATAGGGATTAAGCACTTTATGATTTCAGTAGATTACGACAATAAACGAGGGTTGGCGTTAGCGAAAAAGCTCGGCTTTAATGAAGTCCAGCGAAAAGCCTTCCTCAAGGAGTTACACGTATGAGTGGCACAGAATCAGCGTGGTTTCCGTGGGTTATGGGTGGCGCGAGAGGCGTCGGGGGGTATTTAGCCGGTGGTGGTGACGATGACAAGATCGTCGGGATGCCATTGCGAGGGACTCCCTATTATGCTCCAGAACTTTACCAACGAATGATGGGGGATCTTGGTACTGTTGGCGCTGTCGGCGCACAACGGGCTTCAAGAGATGTGTCCTTACCAAGCGCAGTTGTGCAGCAACCCCCAATGATAAAGGGACCGTTATTTGCTGATGTGGGTCTGACGGGAATGGACCCTGCGTTACGTCGTCCAGAGTTATTGCGTCGGAGTGGCGTTGATTGGGGAGACAACCCCCCATTCGGGCAGGAAGTCAGCGGTGATACGGTCTATAAGACTGCGACACAAGAGAATCCTCCACAACCGATGCTCGGAGGAGGGTTTCAGGAGATTGAAGACGCGCTTGGATTGATTGGTGTCACACGAGATGCGAATAATATGCTGACATTTGCAACAAATCAGTTCGATCCCACTCCTGCACAGTTGAGCTTGGAGAGAAAGAGAACTGGAAAGCGTCGAGGCGGCGGTAGTCAGGGACAGAATGAAGGCCAATATCCTTCAGGCGAAAATCCAGGCGATCAGGGAGAATCTGGTGGTTCCACCAGCGGTATATATAGTTAAGGCATAGCTATGGCGAATGGAAAATACGACTACCAAGACTACCTTACCAATCTTGACGAAGTAATCGCTGATTATGATTACGAGGGGCAGGGTATAGCTCCAGGGACATATGACGAAGGTTCTCCTTTTTGGGATGACATTGTTGGCGCTTATCAAGCTGGCAATACGGCACCAATGCCTTCTGATGCCGATATTGGTCACGGATATTACAATGTGTTGGCTGAAGGCAAGGACATTGGTGATATTTGGGGGGTTCAGACACCTGATACTGGTGGTGGTGCTAGAAGATATAAACCAGGTTTAGATCCACGACAGGCTGGATACGATGAGTGGTTGAATCCAGAGAGCGGGATAGATCAACGGTCCTTACAAGACTACGGGTTCGTAGACAAAAACAGGACTTTTGGTGGCATAACTCAGGAATTAGGCGAGCAATATCAAGCTCAACACGGTAGAGAAGCCGGTGAACGTGATATCTGGCATGGACTTTATGGTCATCTGATGGAGGATTACCCTCTTCAGGGGATTTACAGTCCAGACAGGACTCGCGGTAGTGGCGGTGGTGGGGGGATGTATGACCTCACGCCAGAGAACATCAGCTTTCTTGAGCAAAATACTCCACTCGATGCAGGGTGGGGGAGTGGGTTTCAGCGTATTGCTGAGAATTACGACCCAAATCGTGCTGGTTTCGCTGAGTTTTTAGCAGATATGACCGGTGCGGGTCTTCCGTATACCGAATCAGGCGGTTCTGGCTCCCTTCAGTTTGGTGGCGGTGGGCCAATCATCGACATTATGCGGAACTACGGAACAGGTGGGGACGCATGGCAGTATCTCTTGCCAGAAACCACTCCTCCCGGCGGCGGTGGCGGTGGCGGAGG